CATATATTTTAAATTCTAACTCATTTGATGAATTTGTCTTGATATTTGTTCTTACTAAATAAAATTTTCCTGATTTATATACACGTAATGTAGGTGTAAATGTATTTTCAATATCCTCTCTTGATATACTACCTTGAAACCATCTATCTTTTTTCTCATACATTAAATCATAACATTTATTTTCAAATTCTTCAAACCATGTTATAATATCCTCATTTGTTGTGTCAAACATTAAATCACAATAATAACGTTTTCCACTTTTAACTAAACCTTGCTTTGTAAATGTTTTACAAGTTTGGATATATAAGGGATTATTATTATATTCAAATTTAGTAAAATAAGCACCACCTTGGATTCCTGTTGCAGGTAATAATCGCAATTGTTCGAATTCAAATGTATTTATATTAGGTATAATTATATTAGTCATTACTAGATAAATAGAAAAAAAGAATAATATCAACACGCATAAATTTTGAATTAATATTATTTTATTATTATAAAAATAAAATGAAAAACAATTTTGTAAAAGATATTATTTCTATTGTGAAAACGGAAGAAATAAAGGAAGAATTAAATGGGTTTTCTAAATTAATTATGGATTTTATTTTGACTAAACTAAATCCTTATATGTATATTATTATTACTATTGTAGTTGTCATTTTTCTTATCAATATTATCAATATTGTATTAATTATTATTTTATACAGAAAACAAAATAAATACTTCTCCACTATATTAATGTATAATTAAATATGAGTCTTAACGATACTGTTGCTAAATGGGTCAAAATTGATAACAAAATTCAAGAATTAAACGCTGAATTGAAACAACTTCGCAATGATAAAAATATTCTTGAAAGTGTCCTAACTAATTACGCAAAAGATAATGATATGGAAAATTCTACTGTTAAGGTAAATAACAATAAAATCAAGTTTAGTGTAAATAAATCTGCTGAACCGATTACATTTAAATATTTAGAAAAAAATTTATGTAATATCATTAAGAGCGAGGACCAATTACAAAAAACAATGGAATATTTGAAGGATAATAGAGAGGTTAAATACAATTATTCTGTAAAACAAGTTAATAAATAATTCTTTTATCATAAAATTGAAAATCAAATAACAATATAAGATTATAATTATTTCTTATTTTATATTGTTAATTTATATGGAAATCATAAAAGAGGATGAACTTATTTACGTAAATGATAATAAAACTGGTATAAATAGTTGCGGTTATAATGTAAATTCACTTCTATTTAATTCAGGTATTTCACCAATTATGACTTTAAATGAAAAAGGAGACAATAAAGAAAATAATTCTAGCATTTCTTCATTATTTAATAATTTAGTTGTTCCTAATTGGGCTTTACATTATGAACCACATAATTCAAAAATAGACCCCAAATTAGACGACAATTCTAGTTTTGAAATTGTAGACGATAATTTATACGATAAGTTAATGGATTTGGCTATTTATAAAGACCCATTTTTTAATACTAATAATGATATTAATAGTAATAATATGACTGCTGGAAACGAAATCAAACGCAAAAAACATAATAAAACAAAACATAAATTACAAAAAAATATTGATGTGAAAAATCAAAATAAGAATCAAAAGAAAAAACATAAAAAAACTAGAAAGAAATAATAATTCTTTGTTAACAATTAATAATATCCTCTGGTTTTATATCAAAAAATTCAGTATTTTGGTATAATTTAGGTTGTTCATGCATGTTGGGTTGATTAATTATTATATTATCAAAAGTATATTTTGGATTGTAATTTTTATAATTTTTAATTCCTTCTAAAATTTGCTTAATTGATTCATCTTCATTCATTTTTCCATATCCACAACATAACGATGTAAAAATAATATCAACATTATCTAATATTTCTTTTTTATTAACAAGAATATTATATAAAGAAGTAACTGTTGCGTAATACGCATTATTGGTATTTGAAACATTTTGTGGTAATAACATAGTCGGTGAAACAACTAATGATTTATTGGTTTCATCATCATCGATTATTATTGAACTACCAATTGGTAAATATGGTTTATTTACTATACTTTTTATACCAATTATTTTAACTATCTTTTTTACTTTTTCTTCAATACCAGGAAAAATTATTCTACTTAATGCATAATCTATACCACCATCCATAAAGCATAAACTGTTTGCTGGAGATATATAATAAGTTCTTGAATTTGGATTGGGAACGTAATTTTCAATTTTCATTGTCTTTGCTTCAAATCCATGTATTCTAATTTTTTCATTAAAGTTTTCATTTAACGAAATAAATATTATTGGCATTATTTATATAGTTAATATATAGCACGTTTAATATTTAATATAAAGTATTGATTAATATTAAATATTGTTTATATAGTATATTTTTATACTTGACGCCATTTTTTTACATTAAAAGGTGATATTATTAAGTCATCCATTTTAGTCTTCAAAAAGTCCAATTTTTCTTTCATTTCTAAATCTTTTTCGCTTTGAGGGAAAAACGTCATGTTGTCCATTATTTTTTCAGATGGTTCATTTATTTCAGGTTTAACTCCATAACAATTGACACCAAATTTTATATTTGAATCATCAAAATAACCTCCATTGATTCCAGGTCTACCACAATCATGTTCATGTCCTTCTACTTGTTGCAGTTTATCATATGTCTTCTTCTGAATAGGAAATAACGCCATTTGACCTTCAGACCAACCATAATTACACCATTCGGCACCTCTATTGTATGCGGATTCTACTTGGTCGTATGTTGCTAATTCAGAATTCATTGCTTTACACATTAATTTTGCATCATCATATGAGTAATAGTTTCCGGGAATATTAAAAACCTCTTTGTTTAGTTTATTAACCACATTAATTGCTCTATCTTTGTCTTTATCAAGTTCATTTACCTTCTCCATTTTAATATTTAATTTAGGGTCATTTGAAAATAAATCGGATATATTCGTTGTGATATTTACCTTCAAAACATATTCAACAAATAAAAATATTATATAAAGTGCTAAAATTATAATCATAATATTACTAATAAATCCTCCTCCACCTAAATATATATTAAGTATTAGAATAATACAAATTATTGCTATAATAATAGGTCGTGACAATAGTTCGGTAGCTCGCTTTACCATTTTTTCTGTATTATTTTCAGTCATTGTTTATAATATATAATTATTTAATATTTTCTTTTTCATAATCTTTTTTTTTCATAATATTTTTTATATTATTTCTCTATATTTTTATACTCGTTTCTATATTTATACTCGTTTGTAAAATAAACAATATGCTTTTTGTGTAACTATTTTATCATCGTTTTTATGTGCAATAAAGTTTTCATCATTATATTCAAACCAATAAAGATATTTATCTAGTTTTACTAATGAGGTATAGTGACCTCCAAATGGTACTCTACCATGATGATTACATATACCAAATAGCTTGTATTTATATATATCCTTATTATAACCCACTACATATTTTGATAAATCTAAATTGTCTATTGGAAAATGAACCTTTTTTTGATTTTTTTTATCTTCACTTGTAAATCTTTTTAAAGTGATAACTAACACTTTTGGAAAAGACCAAAACAAAATTCTCTTTTTAATATCTATTTTTTTATTTTGATTTTCATCAAACCATGCGTTTTCCCCTGTAATTTCTTCTTCTTCTGTGTATAAATCAAAACAATCCTCCAATGTAGGCATTTTATGTGAAGGAATAGGTAATTCTAAAGTAGAATATGGTTCGCATTTATAATTCAACTGTTTATTTGTTGTAAAATCACTAATCATAGATACACTCATTCCATTAAATATTTCGTAAATTTCTGAATATCCATTTTTGTATTCATTTTGTATTGTTTTATAGCATTCTAACGCAAGTTTATCTGTTTTATTTTCAATTGACCCTGAAATAGTAGTATTTATATTTCTACTTAAAGCATTGTGAAACGATTCAATTAAGAAAAAGAAAAATTCATTAATATCATTTTGCATATATCCTGTAAATAATTCAGCGTTCTTACTCTTGGCTACGTTTTGAATAACCTGTATAAATCGCATTGGAGATACAATACCATCTGTAGATTGCATTAATTCACGTAATGAATTCCATTCGGACAACAATAATCCGTCTATATTATTATTTTTTATTCTTTTAACCGTTTTTTCATTATTAAGCAAATGATTCAACTCTTCTGTATAACTTAATATTTGAATACACGAATTTATGTAACAAGTGTTTCCTAAATTTATTAATGTAGCCATTATCATAATTTGTTAATTAACCTTTAATTGTTTTATTGATTAATTATAATTTTAAAAAAAACAAAATAAATATAATGTTTGATTATATATTATAAATCTAATTATATGAATAATAACTCACGATTTTTTCATAATTTTAGTACTAATACTAATACTAATACTAATGCTAACTTTAATACTACAAACCAGTCTAGTAATATGAATGATTTAAATAATATTAATAATTTTAAATAATATTAATAATAATTACATTTATCATGATAATATTAATTCAAGACAATATATTTCAATTTTGTATACTATTTATAATGACAATTATCGCTTGATTAATGAGTTAAGAAACGACAATTTAATGTTAAGAAATTATATTGTAAACGAATATGAAAGGTCCGTAAACAATCGAAACCATATACGATTTAATAATAGAAGAACACCATTTCCTAGAACACCTTATCCTATTTTCAATAACTTTAATTCTACATTTTTCGATCGTGTTCCAGTTCCTCCTTCAAATGAACAAATCCAATTAGCCACTTTAACTACATATTATAGCAATATTGTTGAACCTTTGAATACAAACTGTCCTATTACATTAGAATCTTTTGAAAATAATAGTGTTGTATCTTTGATTAAATATTGTGGTCATATTTTTAGACCAGAATCACTAAATAATTGGTTTGTTGAAAATAATAGATGTCCTGTTTGTAGATACGATATTCGTAATTATATTGCAAATACAGAAGACAATTATGAACTAATTGATAGTTCTAATATTGTTGTTGATAATAATACTACTTCTGATGACAACAATACCAATGCTAACAATACCAATACAAATACCAATACAAATACCAATACAAATACAAATACAAATACCAATAATAATAGAACGAATTTAAGAGTAAATACAGAAGAAGAATTAACTAATCAAATAGATAATATGCTTACACAATTATTTAATAATAATAATAATAACAGCGATTCGTCAGGTAATTTTGTTATAACTTATACATTACAATAATTTAAAAACAATTTAAAGATAAACACACTATTAATGTATTATGGTAAGACAAATTTATTCAAAGTGGAACATAGATAGACAAAATTATAAGTGGAATATTAATGAACTTCTTCGTTTAGAACGTGAATATGATTTATTAGAACTAAATGTTCGTGAAATTGCAAAATTGCATCAAAGAACAGCCAATGCTATTGCTATGAAACTACAATCTGAAGGTATTATTTCAAATATAAATTATATGATATCAACTTATGACAATGTTAGTGATAGTGATAGAAAATTTTACGCTTTAATTGATGATAATGAAGATTCGGATAGTGCAAGCGAGTATATTCCTTCTGAATCGGAATCCGAATCAGAATATGCTTCCGATTCCGATTCCGATTATAGTCCAAAATACTTCAAATCTTATGCTAAAAAGTATATTCAATATAAAAATAATAATACTCAAAGTGACCTTGATTATGATTCCGATTCTGATTCGGAATATGTAACAAATGAATTGGCTTTTAAATCAGACACTATTTATGATTCTGATTCCGATTCTTCAGTGGAAATAATTGAAAATCATAATGTTACACAACGTGTAGACAAGTTAGAATCTTCTGTATCTAATATGGAAGGAATTCTTACTAAAATGTATAATTTTATGACATCAAATAATTCTAGTTTGAATATGGGATACGATATGTAAACTATTTTTTTAAAAAAGATAAATTTTAATATTCATAATTTATAGTATGAATATTAAAACGAAAAAAGATAATACTCGTTTATTTAGATATAATTTTAGAAATGATGACTTTTTATTGGCATTAAATCAGTTTTTAATGATTCCTTTTTAAAATAAAAATAATCAATATTATGTTATTCCTGTTATATTATTTAATCTATTATATTGGACCAGAAAAAATCTAATTACTTTTTTATTGGATTCAATTTTTGCAATATTCTTTATCAATATGGTGTTTAAAAAATGTTACATAATTGGAATTTATTTGTTTCCTATTGTTTTAACAATATTAGGATTGTTTTTTCTTTATAAAAGTAACCAAAATATACTTCAAAATAAACGACAATTATTCCAACACACTGTTTTTAGATTATGCTTTTTTATTATTTTTTTAATTAGCGAAATATAATTTTTTATTATTATATACTATATGAACCAACCAAATGAACCGTATGTGTTTAGAGAACAACAAAATAGTTCTATAAAAGTTAATATTCCATCATCACTTAAAGCAAAAACTGATAATTTATTTCAAAAATCTTCATCCAAATCATTGCGTCAAATGCTTCCATCATCCAAATCCTCATCCAAATCCTCATCCAAATCCTCATCCAAATCATTGCGTCAAATGCTTCCATCATCCAAATCCTCATTATCATCAATAAAAAAACGCAAAAAAAAACTTAAAGAAATGAATAAGGTTAAAGAAATGAATAAAGCTAAAGAAATGAATAAAAAAATTGAAAAACAAATTAATGATATGGAAGCAAAAGCAAATAAAGCCATTAAATTAGAGAAATATGCAAATCAAATCAAGAAAAATGCAATGAAAGCCGAATTGGATGCAAAAATTGCAGAAAAAAAAGCAAATGAAAATAAAAAAAAGGCAATGAAAGCTGAAAAATACGCTATAATAGCAATAAAAAAAGCTGAATTGCATACAAAAAAAATATTTCAAAAAGAACAACAAATAGCAGAAAGATCAAAAAAATTGAAAAAAAATATGAAAACTAAAAAATTATCAATCCCAATTAAGAAAAAAACGAAATTCTCAAGAATATTGGAGTTGTTTAAAAGGAAAAAGGAAACCATTTCATCAAATTACAAAAAAAAATCAAAGAAAAACACAACTAAGAAGAAAACGGATAAGAAGAAGACCAATAAAAATAAACTTAATAAGAAACCAATTGTTAAGAAAAAAACTGATAAGAAGACCAATAAAAATAAACCTAATAAGAAACCAATTGTTAAGAAAAAAACTAATAAGAAAAAAACAAACAAAAAACCAATTGTTAAGAAAAAAACTGATAAGAAAAAAACAAACAAAAAACCAATTGTTAAGAAAAAAACTAATAAGAAACCAATTGTTAAGAAGAAAACTAATAAGAAACCAATTGTTAAGAAAAAACCCAATAAAAACAAAACTAATAAGAAGAAAACCGGTAAGAAACGTTAATTTAATTGTTCTACAAATATCGTCCCATTTGGATTTGAAGTATAACATTAAAGAAATCAACATCTCATGATAAATAAATTTTATAAATAAACACGTGAACATTATCGAAAACCATTCTTATCTTGTTATATTCATAAAAAAAAAAATATTATCTTTATATACTTTAATTCAATTATTTTATTATTCAATTACTTTTATGTAATTAACCTTATTTCTTTTTTGTATTATAAAACAAATCTATCTATTTATTTGCTTGTTCATTCTCATAAAGTTCATGATACAAATAAGATGCAATAATTTC